ATTCTTAACTCTAATATTGATATCTTTACTTGGATATCTAATTTGATAAGTCTGACTTGGCTCCGCAAATATAGTATCATCAACCAATTCGATTTCTCTTGTTGAGCTATCGACATATCTTTGCGATGTTTGTGATGACGAATATTGTCCCCCAACTTTATTGAAAAATTTAATGCTCGATAATGATAGTACACCATTTTGTGATTGTATTAATCGTCTAATTTCTGAAACATTAACGTTCATACCCATTTGCCTATTTGCGGGTTCAAAATAATTCGAGATTATTGTAATAATTTGTGATATAATAGAACCCTGATTTTGACTATTATCTAACACCACATCAACAACAACACCCAAATCAATAACATTCGCAGTCTGTATTGATATGTAATCGTTCATCATCCTAAAATTAGACAAATAATTTGCTACATTATTTTTTAATGTGTCTGAAATAATTTCAGTTAATTTACCTGACTCATCATAAGATAACATTTTAATAATAATCTTATTATTTTCTTCAGTAATCGCCGCTTTAGCAGGAGCACCAAATTGTGACGGCATCGTTCTTATTAACGAATCATAGTCATTAATGGTTACCGCCCTGTTTTGAGCCGAGAAGTTAAATGAAACTAAATTTCTTACTTCTTCAATAGTTGGGAAATCAGCCCCACCGATTGCTGCCGTAACATTGGCACATCTTAATGAATTTACCACGGTAGTATTAATAGATTCTGATGGACCATTCACAAAGAAAGAAACCGTACCTATTTGTGTGATAACATTAACACCAAGGTTACTTGATGTTCCACCACCAATTCTATATTGAACAAATAATGTTGTGTTAGACTTTAACGTACTACCCAACGCCAAATTGTTAGAATACTTATATAAATTCAAATTCAGTCCATTTCTAGCAAACTCTCTAAGTTGTTCGTCTGCAGATTGACTACCACCACCAAATGTCATTTTAAGAAATCCTTCAGGTGTGTATTCTGTGATAAATTTATCGCTTGTCGAGATATATTGTCCAACTTTAATTCCAGGACTATCAGATACCTTGGTAGGGTCCTCAACGAACACTCTATCTTCCGCCAACGCCTTAACTTCATACCATCTATTATCTAAACCTAAAAACTCGGAATTTGAAGGAACATTACCATATTGTGTACCATCTTTAAGTAAAACACTTGTAATACCTAACACATTTTTTTCAGGTAAAAATGTTTCATAAAAAGGTTTAACGTCATTTGGTGTTATTACTTTTTTAAATACCTTTGTAATACCATTAACAACCGTTTCACGTTTTGTTATTGTATAATTAATTAATTTATTGTTAGAATCAAAATTAGGCACTTTAACCCTATTAGGGAATCCGTCACCATTTATAGGTGATGCGAAATCAATATCATAAACAGTTTCAAACACTTGACCTGCACCATTAACTTGAGAACCACGTCTTAATAGACCACAATACCTTAAATCTTCTTTATCACCATAAGCAGGAACCGTAATTGATAAATCAACTAACGCAACTGATGGTCTTTGTCCCGGTACTTTTAAACCATAAGTTCTCGCAATATTATATATTGAAGACCTTTGTTGGGCGTATTGTAACACGGTTTCTTGGATACTTCTATCAATATTAAATTGTAAGTTATCTGTCACCGCAGCATTTAAATCCAATAACACGGAGAACACCGCAGCGTCATTAACGTTACTAATTAAATCGGGGTAATAAGTTCTTGTAAAGTTAATTAACTCAGTTCTTATTGATTGGAAATCCCTCGTTGTATACGAAATTTTCTTATTAGCCATATTATAAATTTATAATCACAAAATCACTTGAACTAAACGCATCGTCATTTAACAAGTAATCAATTTTAATTTTTGCGGTATGTTCTTTGGTTCCAATGCCAGGCACTCTAAATACTCTTTCATCGTTACCATTAACATAACTCCCCATATCTTCTTCAGCGTCTGACGCGGCAGTTACCGAGATATTAGTTATCGTTATTCCCGGTATATACTCTTTAACCGAATCCCTAATTTCAGATTCAATTTCCGAATATGTCGGACCATCCATTGGTTCAAAAATATATTCATATAATCTCGACCCAAAATCAGGTAAATAATACCTAGTACCTTTACGTGTTAGTAAAAGATGTACTAAATTAGTACGTATTTCTTCCTGATTACTTTCAGATAAATCTAAATACTTACCATCGTAAGAATCCCTAAAAGGGAAATTAATACCATATGTTATTCCGTTCGCCATATAACATAAATATAATGTGGTAATAATTTTTTTGTATATCGTTATAAAATAAAAAACTCCCGACAGTGCCGAGAGTTTTTAAATTTTACGATTTCTTATGAAGAACACCCAAAACATTCAAATTTAGAATCTGCAGGTTTCGGAGGTGCAACATTAACAATTGGTTTTTCATTAACAGGTTTATCCCGTCTTGACATATCAACCGCCAAGTGTTTTGCTCCTGTTGAAATTGCTTTAGTTCGGATATAATAACTTAATGTTTTCAAACCTTTCTCCCATCCGTGGAAGTGGGATGAGGTAATTTTCGACAATGTTGGGTTACCCATATAAACATTCATTGATTGTGATTGGTCAATAAAAGGAGCCCTTTCAGCCGCCATATCAATCAATTCTCTTTGTGATATTTCCCAAATTGTTTTATATTTCACCATTAAGTGTTCAATACGTGTTACTTTTTTGTTGTAGTGTTTATCCTCAACATCAAGATAATTGTTGAAGTTAATATTTTGAATTGACCCCTCATTAATAATGATATCATTCTTCAAATCTTCACACCAAATACCAATTTTCTCAAAATCTTGGATTAAATATTTATTTACTATCAAAATCTCTCCACCTACAACACGTCTATTAAACAACGCCGAATGAGCGGGTTCCGTCATTTCAAATGAACCTGTTATTTTTGCTGAAGACGCCACAGGCATCTGAGCGGTAAATAACGAGTTACAAATTCCGTGTAACGAAACACTTTCTTTTAATGAGTTCCAATCCCACATACCCGATAAATTATCTTCAGTCAATCCCCACATATCAAATTGGAATGTACCATTAGACATTGGTGAACCTTCAAAGAATTTATATGGTTCGTATTTTTCCTCAATACACAATTGATTACTTTCAGTAATAGCCGCAAAATAAATCGTTTCAAAAATTTCTTTATTTAATTTTCTCGCATCATCAGATGTGAATACGTAGTCCATTAAATAAAATACGTCAGCCAATCCCTGAACACCAATAGCAATTGCTCTTTGCTCTAAACCACCTTTAACACCTTTACTAGTCGAATAACTATTAATCTTAATAACTTTATTTAACGTTCTTGTAACTTTTCTAACCTCATCAAATAACAATTTGAAGTCGAATTTACCATCAATAATAAAGTTTTTCAAGACCATAGAAGATAACGTACAAATCGCTGTTGTGTCCTCATCAGTATATTGGAATATCTCAGCGCATAAGTTAGATTGACGAATAACACCAATGTTTTGATGATTAGTCTTTTTATTCGCATTGTCTTTAGAACATAAATAAGGAACACCTGTTTCAATTTGGGATTCAATAATTTTAGTCCAAACTTCAGTTGCACTTACTTTTTTACCAAGACCTAACTCAACCGCTTTTGCGTAAGTTTCTTCATATTCTTGACCATAAGACTCTTGTAATGGTTTTAGACCGGCCCTCTTAATGTCATTAGGACAGAACAAATACCAATCAGTGTTGTTTTTAACTGCGTGCATAAAGTTATCAGGAATCCATAATGCCGTGAACAAATCTCTCGCTCTTAACTCATCTTTACCCGTATTCTTTTTGATATCTAATAAATCAAAAATATCTTTATGCCAAGGTTCGATATAGATAGCCGCACTACCAGGTCTTCTACCTTGTTGATTAAAGAATCTTAATGATTCGTTAACAATTTTAAGATACTTTAACAATCCACCTGCAAAACCACCTGAAGTTGTTATACGACTTTCTTTACTTCTTTGATTTGACATACATAACCCAATACCCGCGGCATCTGAAGAATATGTTGAGATATCATTTAAAGTCCCTAATAAACCCTGTCTTGAATCCGAATTGTTGTAATGTAACACACAAGACGCTAACTGAGGAATTAATGTTCCTGAGTTAATCATAATTGGTGTTGCTTTAGAAATTCTTTGTTCTGACAATGATTTATAGTAATCAACGGCCTCTTCAAAAGAATCAGTCACCCATAACGCAATCCTCATATACATATGTTGAGGTCTTTCAATCGCTTTACCATTAGGTAATTTCAACAAATACATTTCCTGTAATGCTTTCCAAGCGAAAAAATCGAAGTTATAATCATTTTCGTGATTAATTAACGAATCAATATTACTTGGCCCGTATTTCTCAATAACACTCATCAAATTATCGTGTATAACACCTTCCGTATGTAATACGTGCATAGTTTCACTAAAACTTTCAATAGTGTCTTTGTGATATGCCGAAATAGCAACTGAAGACGCTAATCTTGAGTAATCGTGATGACTACCTGTATATGATGAAGCAATTTCATACACCAATTTATCCAACTCTTTTGTTGTGATAAACCCCTCAGTTGGTAGAGAAGTCGTTACTTTAATGAAAATCTCATCAAAGTTAACGTTAAGACCTTTCGCAGCCTTTTTAACTCTATTGTAAATTTTTTGGGGATTAAATGATTGTTTCTCCCCGTTTCTTTTTTTAATTTTTAATGACATCATAATGATTATAATATTTTATTAAAACTCGTCAGTGAACGAAATTGTTTCATTTAACTTCGCTTTTTGGTATTCAAGGGTTCTATTCTCAAAGAAATTCCCTTTAGTTTCCACCGCAATCTGTTCCATAAATTTGAAAGGTTGTTCAACATTGAATTCTTTACTACAACCTAACTTATATAAAAGACCATCCACTACAAATTCTAAATATTGTTTCATTAGGTTTTGGTTCATACCAATCAATGAAACAGGTAAAGATTCTGTAACAAATTCTAACTCAATCTCCAAAGCTGAAAGTAAAATTTCTTTGATACGTTTTTCACTTGGTCTATCAACAATATGTTTGTTTAATAAGTGAATAGCGAAGTCACAATGAAGGTTTTCGTCTTTAAAGATTAAGGAATTAGCGTCACATAAACCCTGCATAATACCTCTTGATTTTAACCAAAATATTGAACAAAATGAACCTGAAAAAAATATCCCTTCAACCGCAACAAAAGCGATTAATCTTTCTTGAAACGATGAGTTATCTATCCAATCCAACGCCCATTTCGCTTTCTTTTGAACTGCTGGTAATCTATCAATAGCGTGAAAACAATCATCCTTATCTTTACTATCTGAAATGTAAGTATCAATTAATAATGAGTAAGTTAATGAGTGTTCATTTTCCATCATAACTTGAAACCCGTAGAAAAACTTAGCTTCAGGGATTTGTACTTCCCTTGCAAAATTTTCAGCAATATTTTCATTTACAATACCATCCGAAGCTGCAAAGAATGCTAAGATATTTTTAATGAAGTATCTTTCATTGTCAGATAAATTCTCCCAATCTCTAATATCTTCACTTAAATCAAATTCCTCAGCCGTCCAAAACGCTGCTTTATGGTTCGTGTAGAATTCCCAAATATCGTGGTATTGTATTGGAAATACGACAAATCTGTCGGGGTTTGGTGCTAATAAGTATTCCATAATTATTTATCGTTTTTCTTTT